TCTGTAGCAGCGTCTTTGTTCTCATTCTTTGCCGACTTTGTCGATCCAACCATGAGAGCCGTCATAGGTCTGTCAACGATTGCAGATCTCAGTTCGCTTTCAATCTCTTCGGCGCTGTTGACGTACGTAAAGAGTGCACTAAAGTTTTCGCCCTTAGTTCCTGCACCTTCCCACAGTTCAGAGTTAGCAGAGAGATCAACTGGTGTATCAGAAGGCTTGACGTCGTTGCTTGTAGCTTCAGTCTTCTTAATGACTTGATTTAAGTTTGTTGATCCGTCAGACTTGATGATCGGAACAGATTGAGGAACGTCTCCGCCAAACTTAGTTGTGACTGAGTTAAGTTTATTTTTAGTTTCAATTCCTAGCTCTTTAAAAGAAGAAGGCGTGTTTGTAGCTACAACCTGCGAAGTGACTTGACTTCCCTTTTTAATTGCACCAGTGATAACTCCTGCCACATTTCCTAAAATATTACCAAAAGGACTTCCTGCTGCTCCTGATAAGTTGTCTCCAATCGACCCAAAGGGATTTCCAAGATTAATGTTTAGTTTTTGATTCGTCTCTTGAACTTGATTAACTACCTCTGTTGAAACGTCAGTTCCAACCGCTTCAGATGCAACTTCTGGATTAGTTGACGCCTCTTGCACCTTTGTCTTGAGTATCTTCTCATCAACCTTTACAGTTTCTTTTAAGGCTGAAAGCATTCCTTTAGGAGATCCTTGAGTGATGACTGTAGACAAGAAGCCATCACTTGTTACTTTTCCAGTAAGAGTAGATATCTGCGACTTGTTTGCCGAGGTCCGAGTGACGGTGATTCCGTTTCCTTCAACTGAGTTTGTCATAAGAGCAACGGTTGGTTCAGCCGTAACCGTCTCGCCTTCGTCTGTTGTTACAGTGAGGGACTGAAAACCGCCAGAGGTTTGTCCGATTGATAGACCTATCTTTGAACCTTCAACGGCTTCTCTTGCAATCTTTGCGTTGTCTGAAGTCGTTGCAAGAGAGTTGACACCACTCTTTTCTATCGTGTCACTCAAGTTTGAGTTGAACAGACCCTTTGGTATGCCTGCACTCAATTCTCTGTTTAAGGCTGCGTTTCTGTCAACCTGTGCTTCAGCTTCAGCTCGAGTCAGTTCAGGATCTTGCCTCAGCAAGTTCTGTATGTCTTTTTCTCTGTCGTATGTTTCCATATTATCCAAACTTCTCTAGAATTTCTCTAGCATTTGCTTGTCTCTTGTCTAAGTGAGCAAACTGCTTCGCTGGTCTTTCAAACTTAAAGCAAAAGACCTCTGTAGCCTCATCAACATCTCTCGCAGACTTAAGCTCTCTGAATCCTAAGTATGGAACGGTGTTTAATTCATACTTAGTCCATTGAACCTGCGCATACACTGAGTTCCACGGAGCGTTTATGCCCGCAGCGAACTCTTTAAGCTTAAGAGCTCTTGCATCTGCTCTGAGAGCTGGATTCCACTGCGCAATTCCAATTGACCCTTCGCCTTGAAACGCAGACACAGCACTAGGATTAATGTCACCTCCTGTACCAGACTCTTGTAAAAAGTTTCCTATCATAGCAGCTGCCTGAGGCGGTGTAAATCCTCCACCCTCTTCGCTGATAAAGAAGTTATACGCTCGCTCTACGTTGCTGTTTCCACTCAGCAGCTCAGTGTCAGGTTTATTCGTTGTCAGCACCTGAGCTCCGTCAACTAGATTAAACTTTCCATACGCTTTAGGATTAATACTCAAGTTGTGCTTTTGTGATCCAGTTTCAAACTTAGGAATCGATCCTAAAACGAGAGGAAGCTGAGATGATTTTCCATCGAGAAAGATGCCAAACACTTGAGCTCTTTCTTTTATGCCAACGGTCGCACCTAGTCCGGAAGATCCAGCCTCAGTCACTGGCATCACCGTTTGAGCCCACGGTAAGTACTTGTTTGGAACGTCTGCTTCATTCTCTGAGTGAATTCCAAATATACGAACCTTCACTCTTCCAAGTTGAAGAGGATCGTTAACGTCAACCGCGATACCGACAAACCATCGGGTTTGATCGCCGTAGTAGTCTATGTAACTCTGCGGTATCATCGGTTGTTTCCAATCTTTACGCAGCTGAGAGCAAGATCATATCTCTCTTTCTTGAACATGTGTCGAGTAGCATATATCAAGTAATCGCCAGATCTCTTAGGGTCTATCCTGTCTTCAGAGAAGCTGTGAACGGCCGAGTTGATGAAGTTGATCGATATCTTGTTTCCCAAAGTCGTGTTGTAGGTTCCATCAATAAAATCATATCCATTTACAACTATGCTCATCGGTGCCTTTGTTAAAAACTTATGTATGGCTCTAGATATTGCCTTCTTCTTGTATGAAACGACGTTTGACTCTTCACTGTAAGATCCTTTTTTCGTTTCGTCTGATGTTCCATCATTAAAAACTCCAGCCGAACCAATCTGAGTGATCGTCTTGCTTTGAACTCTATTAATAGGTATGTTGTCAAACGACAGCATCTTTTCATCAATAGGGAGTAGCTGAGTGCCACTCGTGTCAATCTTATTCTCTAAGTAAGGTGTCAATGCATCTTTCATAACATCAAACGTAAAGTTTGTGTGATTTCCCGTAAACGTATCTAAGTATGTATACCGAGCACCTACGGTTCCAGCGTTGATCAGTTCAAACATGTTCTCTACGTCAGCGTACGTATAAGACAAGATTGTTCTTCGCTGAGCGGTTTGGTTGTCTGAAGTTGACGCCGTCTGCCAGTATGTAAACGGCATGTACGAGTTCATCGATACTTCTCTTAAAAGTGAAGACAAGCTTGAAAACTTAATATCGTCTTCAACGAGTGTAGAGTATAAGAAGAATGGAAATCCATTTTCATCAGTCGCTTTGTTCTTTATCCATGATGCAGCCTCGAGAGGATTTAAGTTTGGAACAATGACATTAAACTTGCTCTGAATGTCGTTTCCAAGTTGAGTCACGTCTTTTTGCAAGTTCTCTAAAAATATGTTTTGAATGATCTTGTAGCATGACCCAAAGAAGCTCTTGTTCACGTTGATCAAGTTAGAGAAGTAACCGATGTCTTCAATGAGATTAAGACCTATGACTTCGTTCTGATCGTTTATCTTTACTGCGTTCATTATACTCGTGACATAAAAAACTTTTCGAATCGATGTCGACTCTGTTCGAGTACTCTTAATCTCTATAGTGATCTTCTCTCCACCAACGAAGTCCATTCCAGTGAATATTCCTTCACTGTCGATGAAGACGATTGATGCGGTCAAGTAAGGCTTGTCGATGTGCTCATAGATGTCGATATCTGTAGCTACATTACGAACGTCGAACTTAATAGGAAGTCTGTCAGTCTCAATGATGACTTTTTCTAAAGAAAAGTAATTGACTCGCTCTGGTCCGGCTTGATCAGGATAACTCATACTAACTTCTTATGGCCTCGTTGAAAGCTTCAACAACTTGATATATTGCTTGCTTCTTGATGATCTTGATCTCTTTTAAAGAGTTGTTGATGTTGATGTGTCTGTCTAGATATGTGACTTCAGTGAGCTGCGCTCCAGGTCCAATGAGTGGATCAATGTCGACAGTGATGCCGTTAACGTCTTCATAGTGATGAGCGGTGAGGTATTCTTTTTCATATGATTGAACAAAGATTCCAGAGCTGATACCGGTGCCAACCTTTCGAAGCTGATCAACTCCTCCTGAAATGAACGTTCCTGTCACGTTTGTCAAGACAAGTTGACCGAGATCAAGGTGTCTGTGATTCACTGTCGCTGTTGCACCAGACAAAAGACCTTCTATTCGTGTATTTACTAAGAACGTTTCTGTCAAGTTAGCTCTTGCAGTTATTACATCGAGAGGAAACTCTCTCTGAGCTAGCTGAACGATCTCAGTGTTTGACAACGGCCAGCCCTGTTCACGAATATTATCATTCATCAAGAAGAACGTCCAGTAAAAATCTGGTGTGCCATACAGCTTGTGTGAAAGTTGATCAGGCCTCTCATTATCTTGTATGTGATACTTTGTATAGACAGACGTCTGGTCTTTTATCGTATCGATAACATCGACATATGTAGAGATGTCTTGAAATATAACTGAAAAGTCACTTGTGATTGGTGCACCAGTTCCAAACTTATAGAACGTACTAGGGAAATTTTTAAAGTAAGACATTTAGAATCCGCTCCCTGCATCTAAGAGATTAGCTGAACCCTCTTCGGCTGGATTTGTTCCTTTTCCATCATCAATGTCTTGTCTCACAAGCGTGGTGTTCTCTACAAACGAAAGAGAAAGATCGATCTCGGTTGGATTTCCGTCAGCAAAAAAACTTGATGTTGTGGGGTTATAAGACGTAGAGATGTTTCTAAGATAACACATCTTGATTCGACTTCCGACCGTGTTGTTCTTATACTTTAGCTTTATCTTAAACATGCTTGGAAAGTTGTAGATGAGAGGAACACCTCCAACTTGAATACTTTCTGGATATGCGTGATAGCGAAAGAACTTAATGATTCTCTTGATCTCTTCAGACTCTTTCTGTGAGGTTGGAATCAGCTTGAACTGAAAAGTAAACTCTCTTAAAGCGACTCCGCGAAATATAGACCTTACGTTTGGATTTACTGTGACCTGTGCGGCCGACCTAATCGCGTCCTTTGCAAATCCTGGCAACGGAACGGCATTGATTCCTCTCGCTAGTGCAACTCTAGCAGCAATCCCGGTGAGAGAAGATCCAGCAGAGAACATGTCTTTCACTCCAGATATTCCAGTCTTGATTGCAGTCTGAGCTGCACCGAGTATGTTTCCTGTATTCTGAAGAGCTTGAAGTCCGGCCGCACCAGATATTCCAAGTTCTGTATTTTCATAAGAGATGATATCATTTACAACGAACGAAGTTGGAATGAACATTGAAACTTTATGTCCATCAAGTATCTCGATCTTCATTGAGTTCAATGCATCTTGTCCAGCTTCATCATTTAATTTTTCTTGACCTTTGCTCTCAATCGCTGAGTTTTCAGTGCTGTTTGGATCTTCACTTAACTCTTTTTGAGTCACAGATTCAGAGTCTCTCACTTGCAACTTTGTCTTTACTTTTTGAAGCGTATCTGAACTGATCGATAAACTTGGAGGAATGATCTTGACTGCTTGAAACGTCATGCTTCCAGAATGACGATCAGCGTGTTCAATAGGAAACTTCATAGGATTCATCTGAACAACCTGACCAACTTTTTGAGAGTTGTCTACATAGCTGTTTGATGAATTATCAATCTTTTCTTGCGCAGATGTCGACCTGTTCTCTGGGGGAGTGATACCCCCTGTTGCTTGTGAAGACACAAATGATGCTGGATCAAATGCCATACGAATTTTTCCTATAGATAAAAATATATAACGATATTTATATGCTAAAATTAAAATCTTATGCCTTATTCTGGTAAGTACATAGTCACAAACAAAGAGAAGTACAGAGGAAATCTTAGTGAGATTGTTTATCGATCTCACTGGGAAAAGCTATGCTTCATGTGGTGTGATAGTAATCCGTCAATCAAAGAGTGGAGCTCTGAAGAGATTGTTGTACCTTATTACTATGATGTTGATAAGAAGTATCACAGATACTTTCCTGACTTAAAGATTAAGTTTACAAACGGAAAGACGATCCTTGTAGAGATTAAACCAGAAAAGCAGACAGAACCACCTAAGGGCCAGCGTAGAACGAAACAGTATGTTTCAGAGGGATTGACGTACATAAAGAACATGAAAAAGTGGGAAGCGGCAGAGAGCTACTGCAAAGACCGAGGGTGGGAGTTTCAAGTGTGGACTGAAAAGACTCTTCAAGAGATGAAGATCATGAAGAAAGAGATTAAACCTCTAAAGCCTTTTCCTAAAAATTTTAGATCTACAAAAGAGAAGAGATAAGAAGGAACGGCAATACCTTATAAATACTGTTTATCATGAGTAAGTTATTTCAAAAAGTAGAGCAGGAAGCGTTTCGAGCTGGAATCAATCCACGCACGCAAGAGTCGCGCGATTGGTTTATGAAAAAGCTAGGTCAGATAAAGAGCATTAATCGTCAGCAGCTGATGCGAGAACAAGAGCTCGAACTTAAAGATCCGTCCTCTGGTCGTCAGATGATCGGCAACATGTTTATGTACTTCTATGATCCAAAGCTGAAAGATGAACTGCCATACTATGATAGGTTTCCTCTCGCTGTTGTTGTAGGTCCTGCTCCAGGCGGATTCTATGGACTGAACTTGCACTATCTGTCTCCAGCTCTTAGAGCGAGAATGCTCGACGGACTGATGGAGGTCACTAATAACAAGAGATATGATGAATCAACTCGATTCCGCGTCCGGTACAACCTGCTGCAGAGAATGAGAAAGCTAAGATACTATGAGCCTTGCTTCAAGCACTACTTAACAAAACACATACAGGGTAGAGTCGCTAAGGTGTATGCTCCTGAATGGGAAATTGCTACGTTCTTACCTACGGCGATGTGGAAGAAGACAACTTCACAAAGAGTTTATAGAGATTCACGAAGGATGATCGCTTAATGCCAACGATTGACGAATTAAAAGGAATTGCTTCAGCCAAGTTAGGCTTTGCAAGAAATAATAATTTCTTAGTTGAGTTACCTACACTCGGTAGAGGTGGTGGAGGACTGTCGAGTCTTCTCGGTAGGTTTGCAAACTTTCTTCCTTCAATTCCTGGAATCACTGGGAACGCTCCTCAGTCTAACTCACGAGAACTCAACATACTCTGTGAATCAGTCACCATGCCTGGAAGACAGATACTAACGTCTGAAAGAATTGTAGGAAACGTAAGAGAAAAGGTTGCATACGGTTATGCCGTTGATGATGTCAGCATGACTTTCTACCTCTTAAACGACTATGGCGTAAAGAACTACTTTGATGCATGGATGAACATAGTCTACAACAGTGACACACACGAGCCTGGATACAAGAAGGACTACGCCTTGCCTATAAAGATTCACCAGCTCAGAAAACCTTTGGCTGGAATATCAAGAGGAATCGGTCCTATTCGAGTAAGTCTTAACGTTGGAGGCGGATCAGTCTATAGCGTAGAACTGCTTGAAGCTTTTCCAACTACCGTTCAGCAGATAGACTTCACGAACGAGCAAGATGGTCTAGTTCGAGTCACTGTTCAGTTGTCATACACAAACTGGAAGGTCATTAAGCCTTCTCAGAATTTCTTAAACATAGATATCAATCCTGGACAATTATTTGGTTGACGTGAAAAAGGAGTAAATTATGGCGTTACCACAGTTAAACACAACACCTAAGTACGAGCTAAAGGTTCCATCAACGGGAAAGACGATTAAGTTTCGTCCATTCTTAGTGAAGGAACAAAAGGTTCTTCTGATCGCCTATGAATCACAAGACAGGAGAGCCATTATTCAATCAATGCTTGACACAATCAAGGCCTGCGCAGATGACGTTGACTTAAAGAAGTTGACTACGTTTGACGTCGACTACATCTTTACACAGATCAGAGCAAAGTCAGTCGGTGAAGTTGTTGAGCTCAACATGCAGTGTACGCAGTGTGAGACAAACAACGAAGTGAAGGTCAATCTGGAAGAAGTAAAGATGGATGTGAAGAAGCAAGACATGTTGATTGAAGTCACGAGTGACATCACAGTCAAGCTCAAGTATCCAGACTATAACTTCTTTATTCGAAATCCAAAGATACTTACCTCTGAATCTCGAGCTGAAGTGATCACTGATCTCATCATCTCTTGCATTGACTCCGTCCAAACTGCAGATGAAAACATCAACATCGCAGACGAGCCGAGAGAAGAGGTTGAAACGTTCATTGAATCGCTGACAACTTCGCAGTTTGAAAAGATCAGCGAGTTTGTTCAGGGCTTACCTAAGATGTCACATGAAGTTAACTTTACATGTGTCAACTGTAAGCATGAAAATACAAGAAAATTGGAGGGCCTCGAAGATTTTTTTTAGTTTGTCTCTCTCATGAGTCGTTAGAGTACTATTACAGAGTGAACGTTCAGCTGCTACAGAACTTTCACTACTCTCTAACGGAGCTTGAAGAAATGATACCGTGGGAGAGAGAGATCTACTTAATCATGCTAATTGAGGACATAAAGGAAAAGAACGAGAAAGCAAAGCAACAGGGAATGTAAACAGATGCTGTCTCAGCATATTTTAAACAACTAGAGAAATAATGCCGCTTCCAATAATTCCAGAGGAATTGTTCCAGGTTAATCCTGATTATAGAGTCACGTCATTTGATGGTGATTGTCTAATCATAGATGACTTCTATAAGAACTATGAGGAAATTCATTCGGTTCTTATCTCTATGCCAGTTCCTAGATGGAAGACCAGCAGTACTTCTCGTAATTTTATTGATTACTACGATTGTCGCCCAGTGATTAATAATCCATGTCCACAGGAGGGTTATTTTAATTATCTAAAGACTCTTGGTTCTTTTCTTCGTTATTTCAAAGACACAAGTGTCTATGAAGAAGATTCAATGAACTACACGTTTAACTACTATAAAAACATTAAGACTAATGTAAGCAATTCTTTACAACACATGCCACACATAGATATGGCATACAACGTAATCGTGTATTTAGATAAGATTTGTTCTGGAGGGACTGCGCTCTATAACATTCCTGCGCCAGTAAACACCGAATCAGAGAATCTGTTGTATGATGTGTCAAACGTAGAGAAAGTAGTGATAAACGCTGTTCCCAATCGACTAGTAATGTTCCGTGGAAATAAAACTCACGGCGGATACATTGAAGATCATACAAAGTATGAGAATGATTGGAGAATAAATCAGGTCAAGTTTCTTCAGGAAAGAAAGAGTTAATTAAAAGGGGATGTAGATGGCCACAACTTTAAGTGACATTAACGCTACGCTGCAAGATCAAAACAAGACTCTTGAAAGTCAAGCCGAAAGAACAGAGAGCTTAAACAGTAACATTAGTTTTCTCGTTAAGCAGATTCAAGCTCAGAGACTTGATGATCGAGAAAAAGAGATTGAGTCTAAGAGCGATGCAAAGCGAGAGACAGACACTGCAAGGGGTAGAGCTCGCGCAGCGAGTTCATCCAGCTCCAGCGGACTAGCCATTCCTGGTGCCGGATTGATTGCTGGAGGTCTTGGCGCGATAGGTGGACTTGTAGGAAGCGCTACGACTCTCTTGATGAACGTTCCCGTTCTCGGTGGCTTCTTAACAAAGTTGATTAGCTTTGGTAGCCTGTTCTTGAGAACAGCTCCTTTCATGCTAGCTGCATACGTTATCATCGAAAACATCGACTCTATCGTAAAGATATTTGATAACATCACAAACTCTAAGATCTTTCAGGGACTTGTGAGCACGGCCGAAGACCTACTAAAGGTCGTGTTTGACTTTGAAAACTGGAGTGATGTTTTCTCTGCGTTTACGCAAAAGATCAGAGAAGGCTTCACTGGTCTCGTTAAACTCACTGAAGGAGACATCGGTGGAGCCTTCGATAACATCGCTGGAATAGGTACTCTTCTCGGAACATTGTTTTTAATGTTTGGTAAGACTCGAACAATCTTAGCGAATCTAGTCAAGTCCGGAGTTGGCCTACTTGCCGATTTTGCCGGAAAGGCCGCAAAGCTTGGAGGCGCAGCGGTTGCTGCCGGAGCTGCAACAGCAGCAGCTGCCGTCACTTCAGCGGCACCGTCTTTAAAACCTGAAGTCAAACCAACTCTACCGTCAAACGTTGTCTTTGATTCAGCTTCTAACAGATATCGAAACACAGAGACTGGAAAGTTTGTCAAGGCACCAGAAGCGAGTGGTGGCCTATCAAAGGCCATGCAAAGATTCCCTAAACTCTTTAAAGTGTTAGATTTTTTAAAGAGTGTTCCTGGACTTGGAAAGGCTCTAGCCGTTGCACCTCTCTTGACTGCACTGGCAACTGGTGCAGGTCCAGACAAGATAGCACCACTTGCAGGAAGCATCATTGGTGGTGCTCTTGGTTGGAAAGCAGGTGGTATACTTGGAGGACTTCTTGGTGCAGCGGGTGGACCGGCAGCACTCGTCACTGGATTAGGCGGAGCTGCTCTTGGTGGCCTGTTGGGTGACAGCTTAGGAACTTCAATTGCGCAGTGGGCAACTGGTCAAAAAGCAAACGGAATGCCGTTCGGCTTTGGCTGGATTGATGATCTGTTAAACGGCGATAAGGGAAAGACGGGTCCTGCGAGTGGAAGCAGTACACCTCAGCCAGTTGGTCCAGTTCCTACCGTAGTCGGAAGTCAAGCGGCTCAGCAGCCAGTGATGACAAAACAACCTCCACAGACTGCGCCAGCCGTTGCTTCTCTTGCAGCTCAAAACGCAGCGAGTTCAGGCAAGCAGGTAGTGATTGTTCAAGGCGGATCATCACAGAGTATCACCAACGTATCAAACAACTCTCAGGGACTGCTGATGCCTGCCATCGTTCCGTTTGATCGAGCAGATCCTTTCTTCCTATCAAGAGGAACATCTTACTAGGAAGATTGATTCACGAGAGGCTGCACGTGCCTCTCGCGTCTGTTAGCTAATGGTATCCTATGGCTAAAATGATCGAGAGGCACTCGGGCCCATCTGTGTCAGTCTTAGAAAAGACAACGGCCGCATGAAGCGGCCGTGTTCTACTGTTAGAGAAGTGTTTCTTAATCGTCTTTGGCTAACTTAGCAAAGTAGCTCATCGTATCGTCATCGTCTTCTATCTCTTCGGCCATGACTGGCTGACGAGGAGCGTCGACTGGATCGTTCATCTGAGACTCTTGTCTCAGCGTGGGTGCACCACCTTCGACCTCTTGACCAAGAACTCGCATCAGCTTAGCTTTAAGCTCTGCGTATGACTTATAGTTAGTCGGATCAACGAACTCTTGAAGAGAGTACTGCTTTTCATAGATCGCCTCTAGCTTAGAGTCATCTTCTGATAGTGGAGCTGGAGTAGAGAACTCAGACTTGTCGTAGTTGCGATAGCCTTCTACGTTTCGAATCTTGAGCTTAAAGTCAGCTCCTTCCCAAAAGTCAAAAGGATTGACTGGAGTTTCATCTTGAAACGCTGGCTGCATGACATCCATGATCTTGTCAAAGATCTTCTTACCGAACTTGAAGAGAAACACCTTACCTTCGTTTTCGGGATTTCCTGAGTCGCTTACGACATAGATGTTTGCTACATAGTGAAGCCTACGCTTCTGAACTCGAGCAATCTCTTTGTCTGACTCAATTCCGCTGTTCCACAGGCGAGTGTTTAACTCACCAACCGGGTCTTGCTGACCGATAGAGGTTAAGCTGTTCTCGATATACCAGAGACCGGTAGGACCTTTAAAGCCGTGATCCCAGTATCGAACCCAGGGAAGGTCTTCGTTTGCAGGAGCAGGAAGGAACCGAATAACTGCATAGCCGTTACCGGCCTTATCGACAACTGGCTTCCAGAAACGATCGTCTACGTAAGATTTCTGTTCAGTTTGTCCACCACCAACTTTTTCGGCTGCCTGAACGAGCTTGTTGATTTGATCGCGATTGCGCTTGAGATTTGCAAATGACATCGTATTTTCCTTTATATGACTGAAGTGTTACTGAAGTATTATACCACAATTTTTCCATGATGTACATATTATATATCATCGAATGGAAGTTTATTTAGCTTTGGCAAGTAATTTAATTCTCTCGCCTCTGCCTCTAGCTTATCTTTGATTGCAGGTGAAATGAACTTACGAACGTCTTCGAGATCGATATAGTGTTTTTCACAGGCACCAATGATAGCATCCATGTAAGAGATCTTATATTTTAAGACTGACTCTTCGATTAGCACAGAAAATTTTTGTTTGTTTAAAAAGTTGTCTTCAAGCGACATACTAGAATACCTTTAATAAGATTGTGTCAGCGTTGACTCGACCGTTCGCGGCGGTTGTTTTTGTCGTGAGCTTTGACCACTCGCTGCTGATGTTCCTTTGAGTCTTACCTAAGACTATCTTTAAGAACTCATCCGGCTTTCTCAGCTTTACAGATCGGCTAAGATCTGGATTAAAGTTCTTAATTGATGTTCCAGAGATTTCAAATCCGTTCACCGACTCAGACACGAGTTCAGTTAGAGCGCGTGTCTTAGTGTTAAACATATAAAGCCTAGATGCACCAATGATCTTTACTGGATTGACAGATGCAAGTTTAAACTCATTGTCTTCTCGCTTGTACTGGAGTCGAGCGATCTGCTTGTCAATCGCCTTTGGCTTCTTAGCTCTTGGCTTTCGAGTTGTCTTAACGATGACTTTAAGTCGATTCAAGTCGTCAATCATTTTTTTATACTGATCAAGTCTGTGCTTGATCTGCTTTCGAGTCAAGTGGCTATAACCCTCAACGATCTGATCGTCTTTCTTATCATAAGCGTCTTGGTAATCAATCATGAGCTCTTCAATAAATGGAAGAACTATGCTGACTGCAGACGTTGGAAGAACATGATTCTTAAAGCTAGAGTACATGTCAAATGTAGCTTCATCATCAGTTCTCCATTCCTCTTCAAGCTTGTATAGGTCTTCGAATATCGTGGCGTTTAACTTACTGTTCAACCGGTCATGCGGATTAAACCGAATTACATTCTCAGGAACATCGTTTCTCTCTGAGATCTCTTTACCTTTTTCAATGAGTTCTTTGATGTACTCTGTAAGACCTTCACGATACTTTTCAACCTGATCGTCTACATCAAGCTTAAGCGTTATCCAATACGCCACCGCTGAAAAGTGTGAGTGCATCGTAAACGCGTAGTCAGGATTTTGAAAGATCAGAGCTGCATCTTTCTTCGAGTAGTTTGACTTGATATAAGTCTTAAGCGCTTCACCTCGTTCTTTCTTTTCAACATCTACGTGAAAGTAGTGTTTCATTGCGTTGAAAGAATCAACCGGCGCGCCTCTCAGACCGGTCTTTACACGAGCAGTAGGTTTACGTTTAGCCATTCACTTCTCCAATAACATATTTTGTATATTATAACATACTTTTTGTTAAATGTAAACGTTTTTGTTACATGCGATTAATTTTTTTTAGTGTGAACTATCTGAAGAAAAGCAAGAGTTCTAGTTGACATCAAGTTTTGATTATAGCTCTTATCACCCTTCCTCCTATAAAAGACGTGATAACCGATGTGAGCCGTCTTCTTCATTGTTCTGCTCCACTTAGGTGTAACGTATGTTGCGTGATAGTTTATCGCACCCTTACTCATATCAACTCCAAGGTAGTATAAGAGATAAGAGTCGATTGCAACTTGAACAGACTTTTCCCAAGCTTCTTTGTTTGTAGGATTCTTTGGATTAACGTCAACCTCTCCGTCGCAGTACCAAGAGAACTGACACGCGTTTCTTATAATTTGACCGTTTCTATATCTTGCCTGCTTGATAACTTGACACGGTGTGTTTGGAAAATCTTTTGAGCTTACGCGATTCATTACTACATGAGTCACAGCCATCTGACCGTACTCTGACTCACCTCTCGCTTCGTGATATATGTTTTGTGCTAAGCAGTTCAGTTCTTTCTCTGGTAATCGTGGTACGATTGCGCCGTTTGCAATGATCAATGCAGATATTGCCGCTGAAGTTAACATGTGCTAGTTTCTCCTCATTGTAGCATAGTCTCTAGCGTCTTGATCTTTTCCAACAGGAACGAGATTAGACTTATGCATAGTCGCTATGCCTACAAAGTAGTCGCCAGTGTACTGTGATGTTTTCGCTTTTGTTGCATTTCCTAAAAAAGAATCTCGACTAGGATAATGAACTGTTTCTCGTACGTATGGGCGCGGAGGCGGGACGTACGTTTCTGGCGAGTGTTTTTTCTTTCTCTGAGTCTTATCGATTCCGTGCTTTACAAGCCACTTTTCGTATTCAGCCTCAGCCTCTCTCCATCCAGGCTTCTTTGCCTGCTTTTTTTTCTTGGAGTTATTTATAATCACAAAGTATCCCATATCATCTCTTATCTTTCTCAATTATACAAACTGCTTGATAGTTGACTATAGGTCGACCCATAAACTGGACTAGTTCCTCACGACGCTCAAAACATTCAGCCATTGTCTTGAACTCTCCTCCAACGGCGAGCTCTGGTCCTCTAGACGTCATGAGGATGAGGACGAGAATATAGTTCACTTTTTAGCGAGTGAATCGTAAAATGATGATGCGCTGTTAAGTGAAATAGCTTCCTTTGAGTACTTTGATGACGTGTACTGAACACAACGAACGTCATCTAAGTTTTTTCCAACCTGCTCGATCTTTGTACAGATGAAGTTTGACTTACTTACCTGATACTGATTAAAAAACAGCTCAAAAGAAACGTATGCTAACGCAGCTGTTGATACCATAAAAACAGTAGTGATTGTTGCGAGAGTACTTGAACTTTTTTTGTCTTCCATCTTTTCACCTTTCATAATAAAAATAAACTTTTTAAGATTTTGCAGCAAATATCTGTATAGTGTACCGCTTTATCTTTGAATCTAAACTTACAGGAACTACCATGTGACGCTTCTGTTCTTTATTGATTACCATAGAGTTGAACTCGGGTACATAGATTCTATAGTCATCAGTTGATTCTTCCCATATAAAAAATCCTCCATAGTTGACTTCAATACTCGTTAAGTATATGGTGCCGCCAAATGCATAGTTCTCATCATTATGCATCGCAATGCCAGCTCCAGGGTGCCAAACAAAGTACTGAAGAATCAGGTCATCGGCCTTAGGAATCTTAGAAGCAATGTCGTTCATGACTAAGTCATAGGTTGTATCACTGAGCTTAGTCATTGAAACACTTCCCATGTTTCCAATAAGTAGTTCAGAATCCCAGGTCAGCTGACTGCTGCGCCAGCACTGTTCATATATCTTATCGTTCAGCTCGGTTGTCACTTCATCAAGTGTTTTTTGAGACAGAACTTGTTGAAAAATTTCCATATACTTTCTTCTAAAAAAAATAGTGGTTGTGAGTCCTGCTGCCTCACCTTGTGCAGAGCCTTCGCGCACACTGATCCACGTGCGCTACAAACCACTAAACTCAGTACAGCTTCTAAATTTTTAAAGTAGGATCTTTATATAAAGCGTTGTTATAAACAAAAAATGGAGCAAGAAGAAAAGAACATCCTTGAACATCACTCTTTACTTCTGAAAGCTTTCGGTGTCGTCGGTCAATCTTGACTCGATCACACGTTCTTAAAGACTTTACCCAAAGACGATGCAACCGAGAAACACGCAATGTGCTCGTAATCATATAGAACTCCTTAGAGATGTTAAAGAACGATAACAGCCAGAAAGTGTAGTATATCACAGTCATCTAGAAAAGTAAACAACTTTTTTCAAAACTGTATCTTTTTTGATACAGTCTTCCAGAAGGGCTCGAGTGCCTCTCGAGACTCGTAGGTAATAGGATAACCATTCGATCGGACTTCGAGAGGCACTCGAGCCCTCTTATCTCTTTGTATCGA